TGTATAAAAAAGTGTATGACATACAAATACCAAAAGCTATGAAAAAATTAGCTAAAAAATATGGTGGTAAGTTTGAGAAAGGCAGGTTAGATACTGATTATTTACATGGAATGGCTGACGATAATCCGTCACTTGCAGATGTTAACATACTTACAATTACACCTGAAATGAGAGAAAAAATATTAAAAGACGGACTTCCTGCTTATGGTTATCGTAGAGGTGGTTTAGTAAATAGATTACAACAAAGGAATATGTATGGACAAAGACAAACTAATTGAAGAACTTAAACGTGACGAAGGTGTAGAACTACGACCTTACAAATGCTCCGCAGGATTTTTAACGCTGGGTGTGGGTAGAAATATAGAAGAGCGTGGTATCACTATGGATGAGTCTGACTATCTTCTTGCCAACGATATAAAAATTTGTGAAGAAGAAGCAACCAGAG